ATTATCTAAATCAGGAGCTGATGCTAAAAAAATGTTTACCGACAAAGTTGTACCTATATCAATTAATTACCCGTTCTTTTTTAAACCTGTACAAGATGGTATGGATCGCCCAAAATCCGAGCTTGCTTATCGTGTACCCGCTAGTAAGTTTACTAGGAAAAAGATCACGGCTAATGAAAAGCTCGAAGACATAAAAGGATTAGATACAACCATTGACTGGAAGAACACTGGGGACAATAGTTATGATGGTGAAAAATTAGCGTTATTAGTACACGATGAAAGTGGGAAATGGGAAAGACCGGACAATATATTAAATAACTGGAGAGTTACAAAAACTTGTTTAAGATTAGGATCGAGAATTATCGGTAAGTGTATGATGGGATCAACATCAAATGCTTTAGATAAAGGAGGGGAAAACTTTAAGAAACTATACAATTCATCAGATGTTACAAAACGAAATAGAAATGGTCAGACAAAGTCTGGCTTATACTCTCTGTTTATCCCAATGGAGTGGAACTATGAAGGATTTATTGACGAGTACGGAGTTCCAGTCTTTACTAATCCTGATATCGATAGATTCGCACCAGACGGTGAACTAATAGATGTAGGCGTAATAGATAACTGGCAAAATGAAGTTGATGGCTTAAAAGATGATTCAGATGGTTTAAATGAATTCTACCGTCAGTTTCCAAGAACAACTGAACACGCATTTAGAGATGAGACAAAGGGAAGTATATTTAATCTTGTTAAACTATATGAGCAGATAGATTACAACGAGGAGATGTCTAGAACACTAGGAGTTACTCAAGGTAACTTTCAATGGGTTAACGGAATAAAAGACACACAAGTTATATTTTACCCAGATCCAAAAGGAAGGTTCAAAGTAAGCTGGGTTCCACCTCAGCAGTTACAAAATAGAGTTGTAATTAAAAATGGAGTAAGACACCCTGGTAACGAGCATATGGGTTCTTTTGGTTGTGATAGTTATGATATATCAGGAACGGTAGACGGAGTTGGGTCCAAAGGAGCTTTGCACGGTTTAACCAAGTTCTCTATGGAAGATGCTCCAGCTAACAGTTTCTTTTTAGAATACCTATCAAGACCTCCAACTGCTGAGATGTTCTTTGAGGACGTTCTAATGGCTTTAGTTTTCTATGGGATGCCAATATTAGCAGAGAACAATAAACCACGTCTACTGTACTATTTAAGACGAAGAGGATATAGAGGGTTTAGTATGAACAGACCCGACAAAGTATGGAACAAATTATCTGTGGCAGAAAAAGAGGTTGGTGGAATACCCAATTCAAGTGAAGATATAAAACAAGCTCATGCCGCTGCGATTGAGATGTACATACAAGATCACGTGGGTATGAAACAGGATGGAACTTTTGGAGACGTTTACTTCAATGAATTGCTAAATGATTGGACGAAGTTCGACATAAACAAAAGAACAAAGCATGATGCGTCAATAAGTTCTGGGCTAGCTATTATGGCTAACAACAGGCACTTATACGCGCCAAATGCTAAGATTGAAAAAACGCCAGTAAATATACATATTTCAAGATACACGAACACCGGAGGTATGTCTAAAATAATTAAAGAATAAGATGAATAGACGAACTACAAATAATTTTTTCCCGAGTCAAGTTGTAGGTGACGCTGAGAAGGTTAGTTATGAATACGGCTTAAAAGTTGCTCTTGCCATCGAGCAGGAGTGGTTTGGTAATAGTTCCAGTAGTAATAAGTATAATAGGGGTGTAAATAATTTTCATAATCTTAGGCTGTATGCTAGAGGCGAGCAGTCTATACAAAAGTATAAGGATGAGTTATCGATCAACGGTGATTTGTCCTATCTTAATTTAGATTGGAAGCCTGTCCCGATTATACCTAAGTTCGTGGATATAGTTGTTAATGGTATTGCTGAGAGATTATATGATATAAAGGCCTACTCTCAAGACCCGGCAGGCGTTAGTAAACGTACGGAGTACATGGAAACAGTATTGAAGGATATGAAAATGAGGGAATTCGATGCTCAAACTAAAGCTGCTTTAAATATTGATTTATCGTCTACGCCGAAAGAGGAGATGCCAGATTCAGAGGATGAGCTTTCACTCCATATGCAATTAAATTACAAGCAAGCTGTTGAAATTGCTGAGGAAGCTGCGTTGAATGTTTTGTTTAAGGGTAACAATTACGATTTAATTAAAAGAAGATTTTATTACGATCTAACTGTTTTAGGGATTGGAGCTGTAAAAACTAACTTCAACACGTCTGAGGGTGTTACTATAGACTATGTTGATCCAGCTAGTTTAGTGTATTCACACACTGATTCCCCTTACTTCGAAGACATATACTATGTTGGTGAAGTAAAAGAGATTCCTATAAACGAATTGGTGAAGGAGTTTCCATTCTTAGAGCACGATGAGTTGGAGAAGATTTCAAAGTCAGGAAGCAGATATTCAGACAACTCCCGCAGGACCAATAACGACCACGACAACAACAAAGTGCAAGTATTGTATTTTAACTATAAAACCTACATGAACGAGGTTTACAAAGTTAAAGAGACTGCTAGTGGTTCTACAAAAATATTACCAAAAGACGATAAGTTTAACCCACCCGAAAACGAAGACTCTAAATTCTCTAAACTACAAAGAGCTATTGAGTGCTTATACGAAGGAGCTATGATATTAGGTACTGACAAGTTACTTAAATGGGAGATGGCTAGGAATATGATGAGACCTAAGAGTGATTACACTAAGGTGAAAATGAATTATAGCCTAGTAGCTCCAAGGATGTACGAGGGGCGCATTGAATCTCTTGTGAGCAGGATCACTGGTTTCGCTGATATGATTCAGTTGACTCATTTAAAGCTACAGCAAGTAATGTCTAGAATGGTTCCTGATGGAGTTTACTTAGATGCGGACGGTTTAGCTGAAATAGATCTAGGTAACGGAACAAACTATAACCCACAAGAAGCGCTTAACATGTACTTCCAGACTGGATCTGTTATAGGTAGATCATTAACACAGGATGGAGACCAAAACGCAGGTAGAATACCAATCCAAGAGATATCTAACAGTAGCTCGTCTGCAAATAAAATGCAAGGTTTAATTAGTACTTATAATTACTACCTGCAAATGATTAGAGATACAACTGGATTAAACGAAGCTAGAGACGCTTCTACACCAGATGCTAAGTCATTGGTTGGAGTACAGAGAATGGCTGCTGCAAATTCAAACGTAGCAACAAGGCACATACTACAAAGTGGAATGTATTTAACAGCTGAGGTTGCCGAAGCTCTATCCCTTAGGATATCTGATGTACTAGAATACTCTCCAACAAAAGATGCATTTATCCAATCGATAGGTGTTCACAACGTAGCTACATTAAAAGAAATGTCAGAATTACATTTATATGATTTTGGTATTTTCTTAGAATTAGCTCCAGATGACGAGGAGAAGCAACTACTAGAAAACAATATACAAACTTCAATACAACAGCAATCTATAGATTTGGAAGATGCTATTGACTTGAGAAATATTAGAAATGTGAAACTAGCTAATCAAATGCTAAAGATCACTAGAAAGAAGAAAGCTGCTGAAAAACAAAAACAAGAACTTGAGATGACTGAGGCTCAAGGGAAATCACAAGCTGAGGCTTCTAAAGCGGCAGCTGAAGCAGAAACACAAAAAGCACAAGCAACTCACGCGTTAAACATAGAGTTAGAGAACGTTAAGGCTGGTAACAAAACACAGCAAATGCAAATGGAATCTGAGATCAAGAAAGAGCTTATGCAAATGGAGTTTGAAATTAACATGAAGCTTCAGAAAATGAACATGGAAGAGATCGACATGAAAGATACTGTTAAAGAAGATCGTAAAGACGGAAGAACAAAAATGCAAGCATCACATCAAAGTGAGCTGATCGACCAAAAATTAAACAAGAAACCACCTAAAAACTTTGAGTCTTCAGGTAATGATATTATGAGTGGGGACTTTGGTTTAGGAGAGTTTGGTCCTAAGTAGGAATTATTAACTATTATTATATTATATTATGGCAGAAAAAGAAGAGCCAATCGCAAATGACGATACAGGCAAAATTAAAGTAAAAGCAAAAACAGAAAAACAACCAGATGGTAACGAGACAAAAGGTAACGTTACTAAGGTTGCGGCGAAAATGAAGAAACCAGCTGAAGCTAATGAACCAACAGTTACAAAGGTTGATTTAAACAATCCACCAGCACAAGAAGAAGTTGTTGAGGTTGCGAGTGACGTAAGTGAAGAGGTAGAGCCGAAAGCTCAAGACACACCAGCTTTAGTGGAAATTACTGAAGAAGAAGTTATTGAAGAGCAAGTTGAAGAAGCGGTGGCTGAAGCTGAAGCAACAGGAAAACCTTTACCAGAAAACATACAAAAGCTAGTCGACTTTATAGATGAGACTGGCGGGGATATGAACGATTATGTTAAACTTAACCAGGATTACAGCGAGATGGACAATCAAGGTTTGTTGCAAGAGTTTTACAAGCAAACTAAACCCCACTTGAATACAGAAGAAATTAACTTCCTTATGGAAGATACATTCTCTTACGACGAAGATGTTGACGATGAAAGAGAGATAAGAAAGAAAAAAATAGCGATGAAAGAGCAGGTTGCCGGCGCTAAAGAACATTTAGACGGACTAAAGTCTAAGTACTATGAAGATATCAAAATGGGTTCAAAGCTTACGAGTGAGCAAAAGGATGCAATTGATTTTTTTAATAGGTATAACAAGGAGGAGGCAGGTAATAAGGAAACAGAATCAAAATTAAAATCTAGTTTCTTAAAGAAGACCGAGCAGGTCTTTAACGACAAATTCAAAGGTTTTGAATATAACGTCGGAGAGAAGAAATATAGATTTAACGTGAACAATGCTAACGAGGTTAAAAAGACTCAGGGTGATATAAACAACTTTGTCAAGAAGTTCTTGAACGAAGATGGTGAAGTATCAGATGCCAAGGGTTATCACAAATCTCTTTACACAGCTATGAACGCTGATGCTGTAGCTAAACATTTTTATGAACAAGGTCAAGCTGACGCTTTAAAGAATAGTGTCGCTAATGCCAAGAACATAGACATGAGCCCTAGGCAATCTCACAGTGGTGATACTAACACTAGTGGGTGGAAAGTAAAAGCTTTGGGCGATGACTTTGCTAACTCAAAATTTAAAATTAACAAAAAAAAATAATTTAAAACAAAACAATTATGGCAATATCAAATCCGGGTCCTGGTCATTCAGGAGTCGCGGGTACTTTGAATAGTGTACCAGCTTCGAAAAAAGCAACACTATCTTCAAATTACATCGATTTTACAAGTGGCTCAGGTAACGACTGGGGACAACAATATTTACCAGATCTTATGGAAAAAGAAGCTGAGGTGTTCGGAAGCAGAACAATCGCAGGATTTCTTGAAAAAGTAGGAGCTGAAGAGTCTATGACTTCTGATCAAGTAGTTTGGTCTGAACAAGGTAGATTACACTTATCATACATTGGAACACTAAATACTGGATCAAGTGTATTTACAATGACTACTGATATAGATGGAAACGCAATCGCTTCAGGCGAGCACGGTATACGTATCAATGACATGGCTATTGTGGCTACAGCTGAAGGTACTATAAAATGTTTATGTACTGCGGCTAACGCAACTACAGCAACTTTACTTCCTTATGAACAAGCTAACATTGATGACGCTGCTGCGTTTTCTGTTATATCAGCTGCTCCTGCAACTGTATTGATAATAGGTTCTGAGTACGGAAAAGGTAAGCAAGGTCAAGGTGGAACAACTTCTGTTACTCCTGGTTTTGGAACTGTTAAGCCAACTCATACTTCTTTCTCTAACAAACCAATCATCATTAAAGATTACTTCGAGATCTCAGGATCTGATGTTTCTCAAATCGGTTGGGTAGAGATTTCTGGTGAAGATGGGCAGAATGGGTACTTATGGTACTTAAAAGCTGAGGGTGAGACTAGATCAAGATTTACTGATTACTTAGAGATGACAATGTTAGAGGCTGTTAAAGGTATTGCAGGCAATTCTACTGCTGAGGGTACTATTGGTACTGCTGGTGATACTTTTGGTACTGAAGGTTTATTCGCTGCTGTTGAAAATCGTGGTAACGTTACTACTGGTATTACTGGTATTAACCCAACGACTGATTTAGCTGAATTTGATGCTATCTTAGCTGAGTTTGATTCTCAAGGTGCTATTGAAGAAAATATGATGTTCGTTAATAGAGCAACTTCTCTTGCAATGGATGACATGTTAGCTTCTATGAATTCTTACGGCGCTGGAGGTACTTCTTACGGAGTATTCGACAATGAAGAAGATATGGCATTGAACTTAGGTTTCTCTGGTTTCAGAAGAGGTTCTTACGACTTCTACAAGTCTGATTTCAGATACCTAAATGACAAAGCTACAAGAGGTGGTGTTAACGCTAGAGATGCTGTCGCTCCACTTAGAGGGATTATGATCCCAGCTGGTGTATCAACTGTTTACGATCAAACTTTAGGTAAAAACTTAAAAAGACCGTTCTTACATGTTCGTTACAGAGCTTCACAAACTGAGTCTAGAAAATTAAAGACTTGGACTACTGGTTCTGTTGGCGCTGAAACTTCTGACTTAGATGCAATGCAAGTGCATTACTTATCTGAGAGATGTTTAATCGTTCAGGGTGCTAACAATTTCATGTTGTTGAAATAAGCACAATTTATTAAGGAGTCGGGGCTTCGGCCTCGACCCTTTATTTTATTAATTTATATTATATTATATTATGGCTAAAAAAGCTAACACAAAGAAAGTTGAGGTTGAACCTCAAATAGAAACAATGGAAGAAGTAGTTACAGAATTTTTTGAAGACACTGTAGTTGCAGAACCAAAAAAAGTTGTTAAAGAAAGATCTGAACCAACTCCAAAAATCATTAATGATTGGGAGATTAAGGATAGGACTTATCTTTTAAAAGGTCAAGGAAAACCCTTGTCATACATTGTTAAATCAGCTAACATACACTACTTCGACGAAGAAAAAGGGTATGAGAGGGAGCTAAAGTACTGCTCCAATCAAAGAACTGTATTCGTTGATGAAATGAAGGGTGATCAAAGATTAGAGCATATTATTTTTAGAGCTGGGGTTTTAATGGTTCCTAAGAATAAAACAGTATTACAAAAATTACTATCAACATACCACCCACATAGAGATAGGTTGTTTAAAGAGTGGAAGCCTGTAGAAGAAGCTACGTCACAATTGGATTGGTTAGAGTTTGAGGCAGACGCTTTGCACGCAGCCAAAAATTTAGAAATTGATCTAGCAGAAGCGGTTATGAGAGCTGAGATAGGTTCTAGAGTGAGTACGATGAGTTCTAGTGAACTTAAGAGAGATTTGTTGTTATTCGCTAAGAGAAACCCTCAACTGTTCTTAGAATTAGTTACTGATGACAATATCCAACTCAGGAACTTTGGTATAAAAGCTACTGAAAAAGGTATACTAAAACTATCTGAAGATCAAAGAATTTTCACTTGGGGTTCAACGGGTAGAAAACTAATGAACGTTCCTTTTGAAGAGCATCCTTACTCAGCTTTAGCTGCTTGGTTTAAAACCGACGAAGGTATGGAGATATATTCTAGCATTGAAAAGAGAATGAATTAACAACAAAAATAATATGGTCACCCTTCGGGG